CTTAGTGGCGCAAGCTCATAATAGAATTTCCTTTCACGGGATAATTCCTTAGCTTGTTCAGGAGAACCGGGATCAGCATTAAACAAAGTATATATCCTATGCATAGTAGGAAAATCATGGTAGGCATCAGCAGAAACCCTGATACCCCATTTATAATTTGAAGATCTAAATATACTTTCTTTGCTGTCCTCGATGGATTTTTTATCTCACCGAGTGTCAAATCATATCTCCTAGCGACGGTTTGAAAAGCAAGACTCAACAGTTCATAGCAATGAGGGTTGGTTCCCATAGTATCATAAGCTAAACCAACACATTTACTACAAAATAATCCAGGGGTGGACACCTTTGTCACACCAAATAGCTTGCTAATCACTACAAAGGTTGGCCTAAAAGGTTCTGGCCATCCGCTACCTTCATTAAGAACAAAGTAGCGCTGTAAAAACTTTATCTTTGATCCACCGGTTAGTTCCCCAGTTCCCCTATTAACCGTAGTCAAAAAGGAATCACTAGAAACAAATGAACCCGGCTTCAAATATTGACGATGTTTTTCTCCAATGTACTTAAAAAATCCCATACCAGAGAGCCATTGACTATACTCTCTTGGAATTTTACCGACGCAATCGTCACCTTGGGCACCAAAATTAAGATCTTTATCTCTCAAAGCTATGCTCCACTTCTCACGAGGTAAAGAATGTAACAAGTAACTAAACCACAAGACAGACATGTGGAAGGTATTAAAATCAGAAGTATTAAAATCTCCTGAAAAAAGGCATCCAATAACATACCTAAAACAAGCACCATACCATCGAACTATATGGGCTGCTGTATGTTGGGCGAGGAACAAAATGAGAGTTTGTATAAGCTTCCTATGATTGGGACTCATTATTTCCCAATTAATAACCAAATAACATTGGGCGATATACATTAACAATTCACCCCATTGAGCACTCTGATCCTTTCCAGATATATCACCTGAAAAACACTCACAAGGTCTATTAATATTATTTGGATTTTCCTCCCAATTAAAATGTTGGAAGAATCGTTTACATCCATTATAACCCCAGGTAAATCCAATAAAATTGGTCCCAGTATTCTGTCTTACATCATGTAACCATTTAAACAGCTTATAAGTTATAAGGTACATCCACTCTGGTACAATGAAGAAAACTCGAGTCTTTTCATGATCAGGCTCTTTAGCTTCCTCAGTTATACAGTCGCGATCAGTTTTTGTCTCTGTCTTAACATTCAATCTACAAATCGGAGGATTGAAGTAGACAAGCAATTGAAGTGGTGTACAATTAGGATTAAGTTCCATATGAG